CGATGCCGCCATGACCGACATGAACGCCTACTATGGCGGACTGGAAGCCGAGTTCGCCATCGTCGGCCAGACGTTGCGCGATCAGATAGTGGAGGCGCTGCGGGACAAGAATCTGAACGAAGCAGAGCGGGAAGCCATCAACGCCAGCGTTGGCCGCCTCAGCGAAATCCAGGCCCAAATCATGATGGACAGCCAACAGGCTGAAATGGAAAAGGCCTTCGCCAGGGCGCAGCGCCTGGGCAAGGACAGCTTCATTGAATCCATGGACCTGATTGCCGAGGGCCGGGATAAATACAACGAAACCATGTATGACTACCAGGACACCATGGTAGGCATGTATGAAGCGATGTTCCGGCGCGGCGATCTAAGCCGTGCCGAGGCGGACCTGAAGCAACAGAGCGTGCGCGACGCAGTCAGCAAGCGCATGGCAGAAAACGCGGAATCCTACAACCTGACCATGGCACGCCTGATGACAACGGTGATGGGCGACGCCTATGAAAAAGAGTTTGAGCATGCGGAAGCGCGCATGGCTGCGGGCCTTGAAAAGTTCCCGGAACTGTTGACGGCTTCTCAGGCCAAGGAAGGATCCGTTCCATACCTGACTGCCTTGGAGCAGTGGTTGTCAACCAGGGGTTTGCGTGGTGATTATGCGGGAATTGTAGAAGATCCAGCCTGGTTAAAGCATTGGCAGGGCGGCATCAGCTCAAAAACGGTGGAAGGCATGAAAACCTTCATGGCCGAGATGGAAGAGGCCATCCCTGTACGTCAGCTGACCGATACCCTGCTGCAATACCAGCAAGAGGGCAAACAGGCCCCTGCTGAACTGGAAGAACTGTACCGGACCTACTTCAACGCCAGGCTGATGGGCGCCCTCAGCGCGGAAGGCATGCGCGGCCTGCTGGATGAGGACGGCCTGTATCTGTGGGAAGTCATCACAGAGAAAACCAAGGAAGGTTCAACGCAGGCCGGGCAGAATTCAGCCAACGCCTATGGGGAAGCCTTTGATGAGGCAACGGAGTTTGACACGGCTTCCATCTATGCCCCGCTTGAGAGCGAAGCATCTTCCAGCGGAGTAACGGCTGCCGGTAACTTCAGCAGCAGCTTTAATGCCAACCTGAACCTGCAACTACCCGCTCTAACCGTACCAGGTGCAAGCGGCGGCGGCGGTGGCAAATTCATGCTAGACAAGTATGCCGAAGGCGGCCGGGCAGATGCCCCCTCCATCTTCGACGAGGCCGGGCCGGAATGGGCCATCCCTGAACGACACGATGACCGCACCCTTGCCCTGCTGCAAAGCGCTGCCAAGGCCAGCGGATTTACCTGGGCTGACATCCTGAACAGAACGGGCGGCCTGAACGCCACGCCAGCCCAAGGGCGTACCTTCGTGTTCAGCCCCACCATCTACGCCAATGACGCCAAGGGCGTTGACCGCGCATTGCGTGACAGCGAAGCCCGGATGAACGCCTGGTGGGACGAAAAGAAACGAGACGAAGAAAGGGTGGTGTACGGCTGATGATGATTGATACCGGCCTCGTTTATGAGCCCAGCGCAGGCGAAACCTTTGACGTTGCGGCGCTGGCCATCTACGGGGATGAAAGTTACATCTACCTGCTGCTTATGGCCAACCCTGAACATTGCCACAAGATCCACTTTGAGGGGGATGAGGTGCTGCTTGTGCCCGAGCGCGAAGAACCGGTAGCAAGCGACCAGCTGCCCTGGAAGGAGGATTGACATGATTACCGCAACATGGCGCACCAAGCGTTTCACGGTGGATGCCAACAGGATATTGAGCTTTAAGTCTATGACGCTGTCTTCCGGTGTGGAGCTGGAAGAGAAAATCAGCGGCAACACCGCCTACCAAGAGAAATCAAGCGAATCACCTGCTGAGCTGTCTCTGGATGTACACATATCTTCCCTGCTGGGCAACGATCCCAAAGCAGAACTTGACAGCTGGATCAAGCTCAGCCGTGACGGCGTGGCAGGCCGCTTTTATGTTGGCAAGCGTGACTTCCTGGGCTGCACCCTGATTCTGACAAACTGTGAAGCCAAGGACATCCAGCTTGCGCCCAATGGCGAGCTCAAGTCCTGCAACCTATCCCTGACATTTGAGCAGGCCTCCGGCCGCTGGACCTCTGAGAGCGCCCAGGAATCAATGGTGAGCGGCGGCGGTAGCGGTGGCAGAAAGAGCGGCGGATCCAAAAAGGCAAACACGCTGAGCGCGGCTGCCAGAGCCAAAGCTGCTGCCAAAAACGCAAGCAAACAGGGCAAGGAAAAGGTTGCTTCAAACCTGCTGAACACCATCAAATCCGGCATTTCCAAGATAAAAAATACCGTCATCAAAGCCGCCAAGGAAGCGAGCAAGGTATCAGCGGTTACAAAAAAGGCTACCACGCCGAACACCATCAATGCGTACCGTAAAACCAATTCGGTAAAGACACAGCCCGCCAAGACCACGGTTAACAAGGTTAACAAGGTGAATAAAACGAAAACGCCATCCAAACCCAAGCTGACCAATGTATTCAGAAAAACCAAATGATAAAGGAGGTTTAGCGGATGCTTGTAACCATTGACAACAAGCCCCTGCCCATCAACTGGGAAGCCACAGAGTGGATGGAGCGGACGGTGCAGAACGCCAAGAACCTCCTGATGACACGGCAGGGAGAGGTACCATTTGACCGATACAGAGGGCTGGACACAGCCCTCTTTCATTTGCCTGTTACTGAAGCGCAGAAGGTCATCCAGCAGGAAGCCGAACGGCTGATGCTATGGGAACCGGATGTACAGGTAACGGAAGCCCGGGTGGATGCATCAGACGGCCTGCTGATCGAACTCACCCTTGAAATTGATATGGAGCAGAACGCATAGAAAGGAGGGCTACAATGGCAGATACGGAACTGCATTATTTAACGTATGACCCTGAAGCCATGTGGGAGGACATGATTGTTGCCTACGTAGAGGCTGGCGGCGACATCCTCTATCCAGGGGACGAAAAAGAGATCCTCCTGCGGGGCGTGCAGCTGATTCTTGTTCAGGCCTATGCAGCATTTGACCATGCTGCCAGGATGCGCACGCTGCGCTATGCCATCGGCGAATACCTGGACCTGATCGGCGAAACCAGGGGCGTGCTGCGCATGGAAGCTGTGGCCGCCTCCGCTGAGATGGAAGTGAACGTCCGGGCGACAGTAGGAACCTATACCCTGGAAGCCGGGACGCTGTTTACCTTTGACGGCAGCAACTACTACGAGGTGGCTGAGGATATCAGCGCACTGTCGGACGGCAACCCGCTGACCATCAGCTGCCAGGTGATCTGTACAGAGCCGGGCGCTTCCGGAAACGGACTGCCTGTCGGAACCCAGATGACGCCTGTACAGGGCAATCCCAACATCTCATCCGCTGAGCTGCTGACCGCCACCACAGGCGGACTGGAGCAGGAAGACGATGAGGACTATCGCTCACGCATCCGGGAAAGCGGATATATCAACACCACCGGGCCGCGGGAAGCCTACCGGGCCGAAGCCCGCGGCGTTTCTGCCGCCATCCGGGATGCCAATGCCATTATGAGCGCTGCAGGCACCGTTAAGGTGGCCTTGCTGTTCGAAGATGGTACAACCCAGGATGACAAAACAACGCTCATAGCGGCCGTTGCAACAGCGCTATCGGCCGATGACAAGCGCCCCCTGACCGACAATGTAGTGGTGGCAGAGGCTGGCCAGGTGAGTTACACGCTGAACGTGAGCTATACCATCCCGCCCAATGCCCCCAGCGATGTGAGCGCAGCAGTGACCAGCGCGGCTGCGCAGTTTAAGGAAGAACAGGAAGGCCAGATCGGCATCCCGTTTGACCCCTACCGACTGCTAAGCCTTCTGTACAGCGCCGGAGCTACCCGCGTGGAGTTCCTGACAGGGAGCACAATCGGCGGACAGCCCATTGCTTACACGACAATTGACGGAGACAAGGCCCTTGCAGGAACCATCACCCTGACCATTGGAACCTAAGGAGGGCGCATGAAACCGATTGTAGTTAATTACGCCCAGCTGGTGCCGCGCTTCATTCGAAAGGATAAAACGGGCCACGCGCTGTGTGAGGCTATCAATGTGGCCATACAGCCCTTCCTGACAGCCATGGTTAATGCGGATGCCTGGATATCGGATCATGAGGCCATGCCGGAATGGGCGCTGGATGAAAAGGCCTGGGAAAACGCGATCCTGTACGACTATAGCGCAGCCATTGAAACCAAACGCCAATGGGTAAAAGAAGCGGTACCTACCCGCAGGCTATACGGAACGGCTTATATCATCTACCGCTATCTTCAAAGCGTTTTCGACATCGTTGAGATTGAGGAGTGGTGGCAATATGGCGGAAACCCCTATTTGTTCCGTGTCACCGTTAGCGGCGAGTGGAACGCCGCCAGAGAAGCCTGGGTGCGCACCGTGATTGGAACCGCCAAGAACGTACGCAGCGAGCTGGACACTTTGGGCCTGGGAAGCATTGCCCGGATCCGGATTGATGCATCCCGTGCCTATTGGCTGGTGGTGTACCCCATGACCGGCGAGCTTGAAGCCGGCACCTATCCAGACACTAATATGGCGCTGGAGTTACAAAAACCGGCTATCCAATTTACTGCGGAGGGCGCTGGCTATGAAACCGACGTGCCCATGTGCGGCACTATCAATGTGGACTAAGGAGGAAACATGATACTGACAGAAACAGCCCTGCAAGCGCTGCGCAACACGCTGGTACAAAACGCCGCATCTGCCCGGTACAAGGCGAATGGCAGCTACTATACCACCAGCATTGCCCTGGCGGAGATTACCGCCGAAGGCCGGGTAAACATTTCGCTGCTGATGGAGGATCCGCTCGGCGTGACGGTCAACATCACGGAAGTACAGCTGCTCAACCACAACGGCGTACCCATTGCCAGCAAGGCAGAGAACATCACCCGTGAATCCCCGCAGCAAAGCATCTACTACCGCTTCAGCTTCTACATCCAGGAGGTATAAACATGGCTTACAAAAGAACGAATTGGAAGGACCGGGTTGTGGAACGCCCCAGGACTTATAGCCAGGTAACCAATCAAGACGGAACCGTCACCCAGACCCCTGCTCCTGGCCAGGTCGTTGAGCATGGCACACCGCAGAACGCCACGAACTTCAACAACCTGGAAACAGGCGTTCAGCATACGAACATTGCACAGGAATTCTACTATGTGATCAGTCAGGCACAGATACGCGATGTGGAAACACGGCTGGCAGTGGCTGAAGCACAACTTGCCGCGTTGGCGCCGTAAGGAGGACAAAGAAATGAGCGAAGTGCCCCGGAACAACGAAGAAATGGAACACATGGAACATCTGGAATTGACGGATGAAGAAATTGCCGCCATGGAGGCCGAAAGGCAAGCTGCCTTCGATGCCAAGGTTGCCCCGTATCGTGCGCTTAAAGAGCAGATAGATACGTTGACAGAGATACAAGAAACAATACTGGCCCCGTAAGGAGGTAACTTGTAATGAAAAAAATCGAACAAAAACGAAGAGCTTACGAATTCCGGCACGCTGTCAAAATGTTTGTTAAAGAATATGCGAAATCGGATGGTGTAAGCGATAGTGACCTTATGGAAGTTTCACGTATCTATCCGAGTTATGAGGACTTTATTAAGTCAGGACAGAAAATAAAAGCCGGAACCGTTATAAGAGACGGCGTGAATGCTGTTGGCGATCCGCAACTATATAGAACAGTGCTCGACACTGCGCCACGAGCTGACATGAGGCCGGCCAAGATCGCCACCAGCTTCATACCCGTTGGTGTAGGCACAAGCGGCTATCCGATATGGGCGCAACCCCTGTGGGACCTTGACGCATATGACCTGAACGACAAGGTGGATGTGAACGGAAAGGTTTATATCAGCACCAAAGACGGCAACATGGATAATCCTTTAACCCAGGGAGCCGCATGGGAAATGGACAAGTAAACATAGAAGGAGGAAAAAATCTTGCAAAACTCACCCTTAGAATTCCTGGCGGAACAAATGGGAAACGTAGTCAAATATGACCAGAACGGCAACCCAAGTATCTTTGTTCCATTTCCCAAAATGAATAGCAAAGACCTTGATTCAAGCCTCCCCGACAGGACACATCCCGCGTTTATCGTGAATGGTCAGACTGTAGACCGTATCTTGATTGGAAAGTACATGGCTAGCGAATTGACGCCCGGGGGCACACTATACAGTCTGCCTAATATGCCGCCGATACACAGCCTTGGAGCTGATCAACTCGACCAGCGCATCCGCATGTTTCCGGGCGCATGCAGCATGACCATTGCAATGCACGGTCTAATTCTGTTGTTGGCTAAAAAGAATGGTTGGACACCCAAGGGCAACACTTACTTGAGCGTTGACCATCGGGACGGAACACCGTGGGACACTGCCCAGAACTACACCCTTGGCACAAAGCGCGTCCTATATGGATGGGAATACGAGTGCATCACGGCGCACACCTCAGCCGCAGAACTCAAGCCTGACATTGCGCCGAAATACTGGAAAAGGAAAAAGTTCATTGGCGGTGTAACTGTGCCAGGCCAGCGCGGAAGCGGGAGCGGCAGAGGATGGCTCACGTTGACCGGTACAGGTCCGGCTTCCTGGAATCTGGATGGAACGATTGCCAGCATCAACGACCCGATCGAAAATCGATCGTGACTGGGAAAC